AATTTAGTAGTACGTATTCAACTATATCGAACCTATCGTCGTTACCCGCTATTGAGGGGAGTACCAATGATTTACACTTCAATAACACCTATACGTTATTTACAGCAGCAGGATTAAATATGAATTCCGGACTTAATAGCTATAGAAAATATTGGAAGACATATCTTGATAGCATTTATTGGGAGGGTAGTAAGAAAGTAAAACTAGATTTATACTTCGAACCTTTCGAATACAAACAAATAAAACTAAACGATAAAGTAATAATTAAAAACCAAGTATTTAGAATTAACAAAATAAGCGGTTTTAATATAAGTTACCCAGACGTAGTATCTGTTGAACTAATAAAGCTGTATCCAGAATACTGGCAATTATCGTAAATACTATTTAATACTATATACAATATATAATGGCTGAAAAGACTATATCGATAAAAATAAATGTAGACGATAAATCCCTAAATCAATTAGAAGGAGATTTAAAAGGTATAAATAACCAGATTCAGGAATTAGAAACTACCTCTACTAAGTTATCCTTTGACCAAAAGTTTGAAGCAGCAGAGGGAGCATTAAAGCTGTTTACTGGTGCTGTTTCTTCGGCTGTGGGTGCTATAGGATTATTGGGTATTGAATCTAAAGTATTTGATGAATACGAAAGATATGCATTAGCTACGATTAACTTTACTAGAGGTTTAGTTGATATGGCTGACGGATTTAATAAATTACGTAAGTCTACTGTTCTTGCCAATGTAGCTATAGCGGCTAATACTTTACTAACTACTGTGGCTACTGCTGTAACTAAAGGTTTAGGTTTCGCCGTTAATACAACCACCCTCTCCTTTAAAGCATTAAAAGTAGCAATAGCGTCTACCGGTATAGGTTTGCTTATAGTAGGTATAGGTTTTCTTATTGAGAAACTTATGTCTGCATCTTCAGAGACAGATAGATTAACAGAGGCTCAGGAAAACAATATAAAAAGCATAAATAAGTCTGCAAAAGTAAGGGAGAAAGTAAATACAGCTGTTAATGCCCAAAGAGGTATGGAAATAGCTGATTTAGAACTTATAGGTGGTAAAGAAAAAGAGATAGCAGAGATTAGAAGAAAGGCTCATGAAGATCAGAAAGAATTTTTACAAGAGCAGATAGAAGCTCAAAGTGAAATTGCTCAATTACAACTCTCCCCTGGTGATTATGTTTACTCAAAAGAACAAAGGGATGAGGCTTTGGATAGTAGAAGGTCTTTACTTGTAGAATTATCTCAACTACAGGCGGATTTTTATGTAAAAGGTGTGCAGGAGGAAATAGCTGTTAATAAAGAGTCACAAAGAATAGCAGAAGAGGCAGCAGATAAAGAGGTAGAAAGGTTAAAGGAGTTACAAGAAGAGAGAACAAAGACTATCTTAGATATAAGACTGGCAGAGGTATCTTCGGTAGAACAGGTTAGAAAATTAGAATTTAATAACTTAGATGAATACTATACAGAGTTAATTAATAGGGCTAAAAAACACGGTCTTGATACTATAAGCTTAGAAAACGCACGTCTTACTAATTTAAAAACCCTAAAGACAGCTTTTACAGTACAGGATTTACAAAAACAAAGAGCTTATGAAGAGGAGTTACAAGCTATACAGGTTAGTTCTAATGACTTCTTAATACAATTATATGAAACTCAGACTCTTTTTGTACAAGAAAATAGTAATGTAAGACGTAACTTAATACAGCTTAATTACGAGTTTGAAATAGATTTACTAGGTCAAAGAGAAACAAGTGAATTAGCTATAATAAATGAGAGACTACTTTTAGAGCAGATTACCCAAGATCAGCATGATACTTTAATGTTACAAAAGCGAGAGGAATACCAACTTGCTAGATTAGCCTTAGACACTTACACAAATAATGAGTCGGCAAGAGTTAACCAAGATGCAGATGATGCAATACTAAACTCGAAGTTAAATTTATTTAATTCACTAGCAGTAGGGTTTGGTAATCTTTCTTTACTGTTAAAAGAAAACTCTAAAGAAGCCAAGGCGGCAGCTTTAATTCAAATTGCTATTAATACAGCTTTAGGGTTTGTTCAAGGTTTAGATATAGCCCAGAAATCAGCAGCAGGAACAGGACCAGCAGCAGCATTTGCCTTTCCTATTTTTTATGCAGCTCAAATTGCAGCAGTAATAGGAGCAGCAGCACAGGCAAAACGTGTAATATCAAGTGGGAAGAGTACCTCGTCATCATCAACACCCTCAACATCATCCCCATCTAGTGGTAGAAATAATCTTCCGGCCGATGCACCTATTACCCCAGTAGTACAACCCACAGTCAGAACGTATGTGTTAACCGGAGATGTAACCTCGGCACAAGAGGCGGAGGCTAAATTAAATGCCCGTAGAAACGTAGGATAACAAAACCTATTTATTAAAAATACCAATATGAAAATAGTAGAATTACTTATAAGTGAAATTTCAGGCTTTTTAGGATTTGAAACTAACAGTCTAGTCGACAAACCAGCCATACAAGAAAACTTCTTTGCATTTAATGAAGTAGAGATAGAGGATATTTTAACTCTCCAAATTATAAAATTAGCTTTAGAAGAGGAAATGGGAGTTAAATTTGATCAGGAAACAGAAGAAATATCAGAACTTACCATAGGAGATTACAACACAAGACATTTCGATATCGATTCACAAGCCTCTGTTTTATACAAAAAAATAGTATCTGGGGAGTTAGACGTAGATATGGATGTTGCAAAAAGATCAGCCAAACTACAAGATGTATTATTTTGGATTAAAAAACATACAGTAGATCAAATGGAATCTGCTTCTTACAATGATGTTGTATCTGCTCAAACCCTTGCTTATGAAATTCTACAGTTAGCCGAAATAATGGGTCTAACAGAGGAACACCAGTACGTCTATACATATGTACAGGAAGTTAGAGATCTTGCAGGAGATACAAGCTTAGACGTAGATGTAACAAGTCTACCGGCTTATACCAATGAGGTAACGGAGAGTAACTTCTCTTTTGCTAGTGAAGACCAGCAAATAGTAGTTGGTCCATTAATGATCCCCAACAAACAGATCCTTAGAGTAGACGAAGAAGGTAATCCTTTCTATGTCTTCTTTTCAAAAGATACGGTTAAGGCTATAGCTGAAAAAATGATGAAGGATAAACTCCTAGATAGATTAAATGCTAATCACGATCCCAACCAGCCTGTAGAAGGGCATATGATGGAGACTTGGATTATAGAAGATCCTAAAAAGGATAAAGCTAGTATATATGGATTCGATCATTTACCTGCCGGAACTTGGATGGGGATGTATAGGATTACAGATAACAAGACCTGGGCTAGAGTAAAGTCAAAGGAGCTGAGAGGTTATAGTGTAGAAGCATATTTAAAAGAACGAGTAGTATCTCAATAAAAAATGAAACTTTGCATGGAAAATAAATTATCAATGTTTTTTGGAGGTTCATTTACCTTAATAATGAATTTACCTATACAAGAGCTATGGACTGCTCTCTTACTTGGAGTATTTGGATCGCTAGGAGGATTAATTGGAAGGATTGTTTTTACCGTAGGTAAGGATTGGATCAAGAAAAAATGGCCTAATTTAAAATAAAATAAATATTACAAATGATTAATAACCTTGCAGATACATTAATACAAGATACCTATCCTAGAGTAGTTCAGATAGTAGACGATGTATTATATGATGGTTTAGGAAATAATTTAAATATAAGTACTACTACACTCCCCCTTAGGATAAGTGAAGCAGCTAATTTAATTCAAACTCAAAACATATACGCTAAGTATATATTAAAACAACAGGTATGACTACAGAGGAATCAATTATAAACCTAACCACCCAAACCACAAATTTATTAGATACAGTTGGGGATATTAGTTCTACTTTAGATGGACGTATAGAAACCGCCGTTATTGCTTCAGAAAACGCTGCTTTAATACCACTGGTTACTATGGCAACAAATCTTATAGATACCCAAACCATTTTTATAAACTATATAACCTTATAACAGAATGTCAATAGAAACAGAAGTAGCTGGGTTAACATCCGCCACTACATTATTAACAGACGCAGTAGCACAACAACAATTAAATGTATCTTCATCTGTAGCAAATTTTGCAGATATTATTAACAGGGTTAATACTGAATTAAATTTAGTAGAAAATACTGCGGATATAGATAAACCATTAAGTATTGCAGCATCTGCAGAGTTAGCTACAAAACAAGCAACACTTGTAAATGGTGTTAACATAAGTACAGTAAATGGTGTTTCACTTTTAGGTGGAGCTCCCTTAGTAATAGAAAGAAGTAAAACAGAAATTGAAACTTTACTATATAATAATAGAGGAAATTTAAGAACACCCTCTATACCCTTACCAGGCGCTGATGATTCAGTAGTTATAGAAGGTATTGGTCTTTTAGTATTTATAGAAACAACATTAGAACCTGATGATGACGAAACCTGCTTTACCGCAGTAGACCCGGTAACATCAATTCCATTCGGACAGTGGTTATTAAATGTAGCAGCCCCTGATTTACAATCTGCATGGGCAACCGACGATAGAAATTTTAGAGATGAACTTGATGAAGATGAAACAAGTAGATTAACATCTTTTTTTGTAACAAAATAAAAAAACCAAATTAAAATAACATTTATGCAATTATCAACAAGAAGACTGCTAACAGCAGTAAAATCAGGAACAGTACTTGGATCGGAACTTCAAACAAGATTAACAGATCCTGGTACAAGGGTAGGGTTTGAAGAAGCACTTTCAATGAGAAGTGAAACAAAGAGTTTAGCGGCAAACCAATTAGCAATCACTGCTATTATTGCAAGCCCAATAGCAACAGATTCTGTTTTTGGAGCAGCTAGCATAAATAACTCTACAGCCGCACAAGCAATGGTTGCGAGTCCTGTAGCAATGCTTAATGTAACACTTAGCTTGCCAACCATAACTAAAATCATAAACAATCAGGTAGCGTGGGACATATACTTACAAAGTCCTTATGCTGTAGATAATCTTGGCTATGCTGCTGCTGTTTTTGCAGGATTAGATTTAGTAGCATATCCTGACAGAAACTATGTGTTTGCAGACCCTGTAGCAATGGCACAAATCATAGCTAGTTCTAATGCAGTTAGAGCTATCATAGAAGATGATGATTTAGTTTTAAGAACATCAGTCAATAGTATAGGTATGGAGCTTGTAGCTACAAATGCAACCGCTTTGGGTTATATTACAAACTCCCAAAGAAGTATGACAGCTATTGCTAATAGTGAAGTAGCTATGTATGAAATGGTTTCAAAGTCATTGTCTGTAGCTGCTATTTCCAATAGTAAGATAGCAGTAGATACGGTATATGCTAATAGTGTTGCAAGAACTTCATATAAAGAGAGTTCTTTCTTTGCGGCAAATTTAAAAAATACAATAGCAAACCTAGCAGGAATTAACCCTTTATCTTTTGCAACAATTGACGATATTATAAATGACGCTGTTGCAATAGGAGCAGTTAACGCAAATGAAGGTGCATCAGAAGCATTAGCCTCAAGTAGTGATGCAATGCTAACATTGGGTGCAAGTGCTAATCTTTCTATCGTAACAGGTAATACTGTTATTATGGCTGCATTGGCAAGCAATAATGCTGCAATGGCTAACATAGCTACAGGTACAAACTTTACACTTATAAAAAGTAATGCAGTACTGATGACTGCACTTGCTGGTAATTCAGTAGGTATAACAGCGTTATCTACTCATCCTAATTTAACACTTGCAATTAACGACCCTATAGGAATGCCTATACTATCGTCTAATTCAATATCTGTTGGAATTTTAGTTGGACCAACCTCTACAGTAGGAATAAGAGACACTATCTTTAACTCTGAAAATGCAATGACATCGGTATCCAATAAAACAACTTCAATTAATGCTATTAATGCAAACGCTACAAGATGGGGAGAATTTAAAGGGAGTCCTTATTATGAAGACAATGCTTTTGCAATAACTTACAATCTTGCAGGTATAACTTTAATAATGTCAACCTTTGCTCAAATCATAGCTAAAGCATCAGCTTTAACACTAGTAAATGCAAATGCAGGAGCATCAGAAGTATTAGCAACTAATTCAGATGCAATGCTTGCCTTAGCTACAAGTGCAAACTTTAGTATTGTAGCTGGAAATAGTCTTATTATAGCAGGGTTCATCGGTAATTCATCAGCCTTAACAGCACTTCAATCACATTCAAACTTTAGTATTGCAGTAGGAAACGAAACGGCAATGACTGTCCTTGGAGCAGACGAAACTACAATGACTGGATTTATAAGTAACACATCAGCGTTTACGTCTCTTCTTGGAAGTTCTATTGCTAAAGGCTTTCTTTTTGAATCTACCACTTTAGTAAATGCAATGGCTGCCAGTTCAGGTGCGATTTCTTTATTAACGTCTATGAAAATAACTAAATCAGCTCCTGCGCTACCAGATGGAAACGCTACCGCTTTTCAAACTTATGGTCTGCCAGGTAGAACCATCATACTTACAGTTGTAGCAAATTCGATTGTTGCTACTTCCGTAGATTTTGAATTTAAAGGAACTCCTCAATACGGAGCAAATGCAGGAGCTGTATTACCAACTCCAGGAACATCTGCCTCTTCTGGACCTATCCCACATTTTGCAGCTTATACAGATCTTCAATGGAATGTAAGAGCAGCAACTGCAACAGCAGCAGCCCAGCCAACGATCACCTATGTAGACTTTAATTAATATTTTAAATTTATAAAGCAGAAAAGAGTATAACTATTTTTTTCTGCTTTTTTAATACCATATAAAATGAAAAGATCCCTAGCCGTAAGCTTTAGGGACCTGATCATGAAATTAACAAAAACAAATATAACTTGGGGTTATGACTCCCATTATTTTAATATACGAACTATAGGTAGGGGTAACACCTTATTTATAGTTTTTCTTTTGTATATTCGAATCTGTATTTTTTTTGACGTTTTAAGTCATTAATATAGTCGGTATGATCGTGAATCCCTGTATCTCCCTTTATCTCTCTTTCTTTCTCTGCAGCCTGTAATAGGTCTATCGTCTCAAAAAGGATAATTGGCAGAGACGAGCTTTTACGACTATGAGCTTTAAACCTAGTTTTAGGATCTCGAGTACACCCAATGTGTACCCCGTGCTTGTTCGGATAATTATCAACTCTATAGATAAAATACGGACCAGGATATAGTAATTCTAACTCCTTAATTTTTTTTACTGTATATTTTTCGCTTAGTTCCATACCTTAAGATAAGATTTTTTTATATGTCTACCAACTTTTTTATTTATTTTGTTTTGGAAAATCTTGCCTATGTATTAGTATAGAAGGAGTTGTTTATACGAAAAATAGTTCTTATATTAATTAAATGAATTAAAACAAACAAAAATGAAAGAAGAATTTAAAGAGGTGGTGGGTTTTGAATACTACCAGATTAGCAACAAGGGAAATATAAAAACTTTCGTTAAAAGTAAAGAGGGTAGACTACTGAAGCCTCAGAAAGACAAAATGGGATATTTTCACGTACGACTTTATGACGGAACCCAGGATAGAGGTGTTTATAAAAACGGCTGGGCTAAGCCTAAGCTAGAAAAAGTCCACAGACTAGTAGCTCTCCATTTTTTAGATGCACCCACCGGGGATTCCTACGTAGAAGTAAATCATAAAGATGGAGACAAGGAGAACAACGTAGTAACAAATCTTGAATGGGTCTCTAGAAGAGAGAATATAATTCACGCCTGGAAATTGGGTCTAATGAACAATGGTTCTGTTAAAGGGGGATTAAAACGAAGAAAGCCTGTCAGGATTACCCATAAAGATGGAAGAGTAGAAGTTTACGAATCCATAATAGGGGCTGCTCTATCTTTAAATTGCTCAGTTTTAGCTGTAATAAACCGAACAAAAGGGATTACTAATGATTTTGGTAGGTTGGGATTTAAAGCTGAACAGCTAGATAAGAATCTAAACTGGGAAGAATTTTACACCCGTATAGAGGGGATAGAAGAGAAATTAAAAGAGCATGGTGTTTGGCAAACTCAACAAAACAATAAATGTAAGCAAAAAAAACTTAATAAAAAGTTGTTGGTTAAATAATAAATTCTTACATTATTATATTACACGGGAGGGAAGCCCTATATAAAAACATTATAAACCTCTTAAAGATGTCTGACTTCCCCAGCTCTTTAGGGGGTTTTATTTTTAAATTATTATATTATGAAATTATTAGCACAATCAAGTTACTGGGTATTAAACAAGGATATAACCAGAGCGTTAAATAGTCTGGAGGCTTCTCTAATATTGTCTCTACTATGTGATATGCACTCTATGCACCCAGATAAGTTAATGGTGTTTTGTAGGCAGTCATATTTGAAGCAGGAGACAGGATTATCTTATCACCGTATTGGTAAGGCTATGGACTTATTACAGTCGAAGAATTTAATCTATAGAGAGAGGGAGGTTAATACTTTACAGCCTAAGATGATGTATAAAGTTTTAGAGGATAACATAGTAGACCTCTATAGGTTAAAAGTTTCTACCTCTATAGGTGAAAATAATGGGGGACATAATAATAATATATTATATAAAGAAAATACAATAGAAAGAAATAATTATTGGGATAATATAAATAATAGTAGTATAGTAGATAAATTTGATATAATAATAAATGAATAGTATGATATTAGAAAAAGAAATAACCGTATTAAAAGAAAAACTAGAAATATTAAAAATACAACAGGATAGTATTTTGGAGATACTAAGTTTAAATTACAGCTTTAAAGAGCCTAGTAAAAAAGAACCATACACAAAAGCTAACGTTAAAAAACATATTAAGAATTATCAGAATTCTATAACTGAGAATGATGGTGTAGTAACATTTAAGAAAACAATTATATAATATTATGATATCAGAAGAACAATTCAACCAGTTAAACAAGAAAATAGAAACTCTGGATTTAAAGCTTAATGCTATCTACCAGATACTAAAAGCTAGTAATACTCAGAATGTAGTAGTATCAAAACCAACTAGCATTATTCCTCCTCAGACAAATACTCCTGGGTTAATTTCAAAAGCAAGTATAGACTTCGAAGGTCTTATAGAAGCTATCTCAGATGCTAATAGTAAAAACCTAGTTAAGAGTATTTTTGAAAACAAGTACCCAACAATAACCACAGGACAACACACTTTACTGTTAAAGCTGGGTTCTACAAGTGGCTTTTCAATTTAATAATATAATACATAGGATATGAAAGATTTAATAAGAGAAACGAGGATACACATAAGAGCAACGATTATACTAGCGGTATTGCTACTAACCTTTACGAGTTGCGAGAAACCACAAGAAGATGTATGCGGAGTGATTTTGGGAGGGTATAATCAAATAAATTATAATTCAGGATTAGTAGATTATTATTTTCGATTGAATACCGATTCTAGTGTTAGAGTAGACCCATTAACTTTTATAAGCCATAGGGTGGGAGACTACGTTTGTGTGTACTATTAAAAATAACTGTAAAACTACTTCTATTTATATTAAGATAAACTCTATTCTTAGAGTCTTTTTATTAATTAAAAATCTTAATATTAAATTTATGAACAAATCTGAACTAAAGGCTATCGTAAGCAAATACTTCAACCTTGTTCCTGCTATCAACACCCCTACACAAAACTTTGCTGAAGCTACATTAGCTGATGGGACCAAAGTAACTAACGAAAAAGAGGGTGCATTAGCAGAGGGCGATTCTTTATTTGTTATCGACGCAGAAGGTAATTCAGTACAAGCCCCAGAAGGGGAACATACAACTGATTCCGGAATCGTGGTAACAGTAGATGCTGAGGGTAAAATTACAGGCATAAAAGAACCAGATGCTGAAGGTGAGGGATCACTTGAGGAAATGGAAGAAGAAGTAGTAGTACCTGCAGAGGGTATACAAGAAGCTGTAATTGCTGCAATTGCGGAAATAGTAATGCCGGAATTAGAAAGCATGAAGAAAAAAATGGCAGAAATGCAAGATGCAATGAAAACTATGTATTCTGCTCCTGCTTCAGTACCTACACTCGAAAAGAAATTTTCAAAACAAACAATCGAAATAAAGCCTAACCACAACCAAAAAAGGTATGAAATGGCTTTAAAAAACTTTACTAAAAACTAAAAAACAATACAATTATGGCGATTAATGTGGCTGCTTTAGCCGACTTTACAGATCAACTTTCAGGGCGTATGCTTATGGATACGGTTTACACAGGTAACACTGCTGAGTACGTATCAATTCAGGAAGGAATAAAATTCTCAGAAAGCTTAAACTTAGCTTCTGTTACCCCTTATTTCCAAGGTGGAGATACGGTTTCTACAGCTTCAGGGTCTTTAGACTTTACTCAAAGGAACATCACAGTTTCTAAAAGAACAGCTTATGACAACTGGAACTTACAATTATTAACTTCAAAATACTTAGGAAAAGCTATATTAGACGCGGGATCATATGAAGATACGATGACTATTCTTACAGCTTTATCAGAAGATTTAGTTAAAAAAGCACAACAACAAAATGATGACTTTATCTGGGGAGCAGAAGAAGGAGTAGTATTCCCTGGTTCTTCTGTAACAGCAGCAGGTGACGGATTCAAAGCTCTTATCTCAGGCTCTACAGCAGGTGTTGTAGTTCCGGCAGGACAAGTAAACATTGCTGCTTCTACAGCTTACGCTCAACTAACAGAATTACTTTCTAATGTTGACGTAAACGTATTAGATGCTTCAGATTTAACTATCTTTTGTGGTACAGCAGTATTCCAAAGAATTATCTCAGGATTAACAACACAGAACTTATTTCACTTCGACCCTACAACTGTAGAGAAAAGAGGTGGATTCTACGAAGTTCCTTTCCCTGGATATCCAAACGTTAAAATTGTTGGAATATACGGATTAAGATCTTCTGAAAGAGTAATAGTTGGACCAGCCTCTGACATGGTAGTTGGAACAGACTTAACAAGTGACACTAATAACTTCCAGTTATGGTTTAGCATGGATGATGATTCTTTAAAGTATAGATTGAGAAACAAGATAGGGACTCAAATTGGTCACCCAGAATATTACGTTTCAAACGATTTAGACTAATACATAATCAGGGGGTCTTAACCACCCCCTTTTTATTAACTTAAAACCACAGAAAAATTAAATGGCAACTTGCAATATAACATCAGGCTACACGCTAGGCTGTAGAGCGAACACAGGAGGATTAACTTCGGTTTTTATTCTTAGTGGATCAATCACTGCAGTAGCAGAAACAGCTGGAGCAATTACTGAAATTACTGGTATTGGTGAGTTTTTTGAATTTGAATTACCTAGAAATGTTGGACAACTCTTAGAGACTCCTAACGCTTCTTTAGAAAATGGATCTTTGTTCTTTGAACAACAGGTAGATATTCAAATGCAAAAACTACAAACATCAGTAAGAAACCAAGTTTTCGAATTAGCTAAAAATCCTGATTTGAAAATTATAGTAAAAACAAATAACGGAACAGACGACGGAGTAGGTCAATACTTTCTAGTAGGACGATACAGAGGAATGTCTGTAAGCGGAGGAACAGGAGGATCAGGAACTGCATTCGGAGACTTAAATGGATACAGCCTTTCTTTCACAGGACAGGAACCAGCACCGGTATTCGAAATAGATACTACAGGAGGAGATCTATCTACTGCACTGGTAGGTATAACTTTAGGGTAAATTAAACTTTTAGGAGAGAGGGTAGATTAGGTTCTTTCCCTCTTTTTTCCTATCTTATAAAAAAATATTAGGATGTTAAATTTCTACAATTCAGGTAGTATACAAACAAAAACGGTTTGGCCAGAAGTTTCATCATCACTAGCTTTATTACCTTCAGGGAAAATAGAGCTTTTAATGATACAAGACTACGACAAATCTGAAACTATTGTACCTGCTACGTTAATTAATGTACCAACCCCGGCTTATCCTAGAATAGTATTTCAGGTATTAACAACAGATCTACCAGCATACGGAGGACTATATTCAGTCAAAATTAGAGAATACCTAGCGATAGGAATACACACATGGGGAAACTACAACAAAACATGGGCAGAAGCCGATAGAATATGGTCAGCCAAAGCAAAAGTAGATTTAACGCAAATTGATGAAGACCGAGCAACAGTTCAAGGACTAGATACAGTAACATTCATTCAGTATACAGGCCCAGATGAAACAGGAGCATATATAACCTACCACAAATAATGACGAAAGATACAATCAAAAAACAGAAATTTTTATCGGTACAAAGGGGCTCTACTCCTTGGGTTAAGAATTCTGAATCAAAACATAATAAGTATATTAAAGCGGGTGAAGGCAATTTATTTCCTCAATACTTAATCGACTTATACAACAACTCAAGTATAAACGCTGCTTGTATAAATGCTATAGTGGAGAATATCATAGGAGGAGGATTAACCTCTAATTTCGACTTTGCGTTAAATAAAGCCAATAACAGAGGCGAGACTTGGAATGATATTTTTACTAAGACCGCAATAGATTTTTATTTACACGGTGCTTTTTCAATGGAGGTTATCTGGTCTATGGACAGATCTACGATAGCCGAAGTTTACCATATTGATTATTCTCATATTAGAGCTAAAGAAAAAAACTATAGAGGAGAAATACCAGCCTGGTTTATATCTTCGGAATGGGCTAAAAAAGGAGGATTACTTTTATCTACAGATGAAAATGTATTTGAAATACCATCCTACAGCCCAGCTTCAAAACAAGATGAACCTAGTCAAATATACGTAAGTAAGAATTATCGTCCAGGAATGGAATATTATACTTTACCGGTATATAATGGGGCATTGAAAGTAATTGAACTAGATAAAGAAGTTGATAATTTTCACGTTAACAATATTAAAAACTCTCTAGCTCCATCACTAGCTATTACAACTTTTACTAATGGTTCGGATGATGAAGTAGCTGCCGTAGAAGCTATGTTGAGAGCTAATTATGCAGGAACAAATAATGCAGGCTCGGTAATGTATATGGATGTGGATTCACCAGAGAATGCACCCAAAATAGAACCAATACCTAATAACGGAAACGACGGGTATTATGAAACGGTAAATGAAATGTCTATGCAAAAGATATTAACTGCCCATCGAATTACCTCTCCATTACTTTTAGGTATCCAACAACCTGGATCTTTAGGTAATAGAAATGAAATGATTGATGCAATGCTTTTATTTCAATATAATGTTATTGCACCCCTACAACAAGATATCTTAAGATGCTTTGAAACCCTATTACAGGTGAATTACCCAGATATAGTAATAGGAGTTGAAACTAAACAATTATATGAGGATGGTAGAACTGAAGAAGAAATTACAACCTCTGTAGAAGTAACAGATACCGAAGATTCAAATATTAACGACGAAACAATAATATAAAATGACAAAAACTTTTTTGATATCTGAACAAGTCTTAAGAACGTACACCGATATTTCTAACAATGTCGATACGGAACTTATAAAGAATGCGATTAGGGAGGCAGGAGATATAGGATTACAGGCTATAATTGGTACGTTGTTATACCAAAAACTTGTTACGTTAGTAGATTCCGGAGATATAAATAATGAAGAGAATGCTAATTACAAAACTCTTCTAACTGACTACATACAGGATTATTTAATTTATGCATCTTACTGGT